TTAGGACATTCACCGGCGTGAATCATCATAGCCAGACCCTCAACAATTGCAGTTTTACCGGCTCCAGGTTCACCAATGATAATTGGGTTATTTTTCTTTCTTCTAGATAATACTTGTGCTATACGTAGGATTTCTTTTTGTCTTCCAATTACTGGGTCAAGTTTTCCTTGTTCTGCTGCTTTTATTAAATCTTTACTGAAATTATCTAAAACTGGTGTACTACCACCATCTTTCTTTTTTCCTTTATCTCCATCATCTATAAACTCAATTGCCATAATATTTTTTTTAAAAAGTTTAGGTATAAAATAATCTTATGTCAATATTTTTATATTGTAGAAATAATTCTGTTTTTTATTAATATTATATTTATTATAAAAGTATTTATTATTATGAGTAAAATAATTAATGAACTTAATTATATGAAATTTCTTTTAGGTTATAAAAGAGGTGTTGTTATATCTGAGCAAAAATTAAATCAATTAGACGAAAATAGAATAAAAAATTATATTAATAGTAAACTTGTGGTGGAGCAAGTTACAACCACTCAAACTCAAGTTAAAAAAACAGTTACCCAATGTCCACCAGGACAATACTGGGATGGTAAATCCTGTGTTGACACTATTACAAAAATTAATTTTACACCTTATAGAGATAAAACAGGAAAACCACTAAAGGTTATACCAACTTCTGGTAAAGTATATGTAACAGACCCAAATGACCCAAAAATATTAGAATATAAAAGAAGAATGGAACTTTATAATATATCTAAAGATGAAGTTTATCCAAAATTAAAATACCAGTGGAATTGGGATATAATCAATACACAAAATGAAATTAAAAAACAAGAAGAAAACATCAAAAAATACGCTGAGTTATTTCCTAATGACCCAGATAAACCCGCAGCCATTGCCAATTTTAAAAAAGTTATTGAACTTGAAAAAAATAACATAAATCGATATTACAACTTAATAAATACAAATTACGATAATTTTTTAGCTAGCGATAATGTATATAAACTTAGTGTTAGAGAAGTTAAAGATAATGTTTTTTATTATAAAAGTCATAAACAAAATACGTGGAAACAATCTGATCTTTATAAACTTGGTGTTGAAAAATATAAAATACTTCCTGATTACTCATATAATATGGGTGAAACTTCGGATCGGCCATTTTTTTATAAAAAACCGACATTAGAATATGTATATGCCGACCCAAAAACATTTATATGGAATCAACCTAGGGTAATTAAATGGACTTGTCCATCTACTAGAGGTGGCAGTTGTGTTGAGGATAATAATGGTAAATTTAACTCAAAAGAAGAGTGTGAAAATACAACTCAAGCCGATGGTGGTTGTAAAGTAGAACCACTAACACAAATGACAACATTAAAACCACAAGAAGTTTTAAATAAAAATAAAGATGAAATAGTTAAAAATTTAAATGTAACTAGTGAAGCAAAAAGTTTAGAAGTTGGTTGTAACTTAAATGAAAATTTTTCAGGTGTAAAAGCTGATTCGTCTAAAAATTATGTCGGTTTGGAATATAATGCCACTATAGTTGCTGGTGTTGGTAACAACTTAACAATTAATTTTGACCCTTTTACAATACCAGACGCTTTTTATGTGAAATATGGTAAAGAAGAATTTTTTAGTGGTTTTAGAGGCAAAAAAAGAAACAAAGAAATAAATTATCAAAAAACATTAAATTCATTTGATGATTTAAAAGATAAAATACAACAAGTAATTACAAGAGTAGGTGGTACAATTCAAGTAAATAATAGAAATTTAGTTATAAAAGACACAGAATCTTGGTCAACAACAATTAATGTTGTTGGTGATACAAATTTAAAAATTTTAGTGTTTTCTCCCTTGGGTGGTACAAAATTTAAAATTACAACAACTTGTAGTAATAATGAAATAACAAAAAAATAATTATGGCAGTCTTAAAAGAGGAAATTAAAGGAACGAAAATTATCAATGAAATTGAATCTTCAAACATCGTTAAAACAGAATATGATACGGAAACAAAGAAATTAGTAACAGAGTTTAAAAATGGTATTCGATATGAATATGAAGATGTACCACACCAATTGTACACATCATTTAGAACTGCAAAATCGCAGGGTAGTTTTTTTAATACAAACATTGCCAAAACTTTCAAATATAAGAAATTAAGTTAATTGAATTTGTTAGTATTTATTATTAATGGATAGTGAATTACTTAAAAGTTTTGAACCACAAACGAAGTTAAACCCAAAGGTTTGGCAAGGAGCTTCTGGTTCACCAAAAATGAAACCAGAAATTAGAGAAAAACTATTACAAATTGCCTATGAATTTCTTGAATTTTTGGATGTGGATTTAGTTGTAACCGATATTATATTAACAGGTTCATTATCTAATTACAATTGGTCACAATATTCTGATTTTGATTTACATATTGTTGGTAATTTTATGCAATATAAACAAAATCAAGTTGAGTTGTATGAAAAACTATTTAATTTGAAGAAAATGTTATTTAACCAAAAACACGACATAACAATCAAAGGGTATGAGGTTGAGTTATATGTTCAGAATGAAGTGGAGTCTCATTTTTCAACTGGCGTTTATTCTGTCTTATTTGATGAGTGGGCTAACGTACCAGAAAAAGAAGAAATTATTGTAGATAAAGAACTACTCAAAGGAAAATCAAAACAATGGATGAATATAATTGATGATTTAATAGATACAATAAAGGATGAAGATGTGCAGTCAGCAAAAGAAATGGTTCAGAAATATAAAGACAAATTAAAAAAATATAGAACTTGTGGGTTAGAAAAAAATGGTGAGTACTCTACGGAAAATTTGGTATTCAAAATACTTAGAAGAAATGGTTATATAGAAAAATTAAATGATTTATCAACAAAAATTATAGATCAAAAATTATCTATGAATCAATAATTTATTAAAAAATAAAATAATCTTAATATTTGATATATTTATTAAGAAAAAATAATTATTCAAAAAAAATATACTATGGGAGGACTTAAACCTATTGGCAGTGAAAAATTACAAGGTATGGAAAAAATCCATAGAATTATGGAAATTGCAAGATATAAAGAAAATATACCTAATTCAATCAATGAAAATCAAAAAAATGAATACTCTTTAGGTCTTGCTGATGGGAATACATATCACATTGTAAAAGAAAGATTAGGTTATATAATCAAAATGGGGATTAATGAGTCTGCCGCTGATTATATTGAGCCAATGAAAAATAGAAAATATTTTTCATCGTATTCACAAGCATTAAAAAAATTGAATTTGATGGCAAAAGAGTTTAACGTTTTGTATGAAAACGTAGAGGGGACTTCGTTATTTAACGAAGAAAAAAAAAAGTATAAACTAAAATTAGGTTCCTCTAAAAAAAGTACAACACCAACATCAACTGATGCTACTGGTGGTTTAGGTGTTAGTACTCCTACACCCGCTCCAGCACCTATTACACCTGCTCCTATTACACCAGCACCAGAAGCTATGACACCTCCTGTTGATATGGGTATGGAAAACAAACCATCTGATTTATCAACAACACCAAGTCCTTCTGGTGATTTATCATCTTCTGAAACTGAAGAACCGATTGATGATATGTCTATTGATGGTGATAAAGACACAGAATTAAATTTTGGTGATGAAACGGATACAGAGGAAGAACCTACAGATGACGAAGAAGAACCTATAGACAATGAAGAAGAACCAACAGATGACGAAGACTCAAAAGGAGGCACTTCTTTCAAACTCATTCAAAAGTTAACAGGTAAATTAGCTCAAAAAATTAGAAGTTATACTCAAGACAACGATATTGATAGTAAGGACGCAAAATACATTTTAAATTCAATTTTATCAGCAATAGATACTGATAGTTTGGAAGATGAGGATGTTGACGATATAATTGCCCGTCTTGAGGGTGAAGATGAGGAAAATGAAGATGAAGGGGATGATTTTAGTGATGACACTGTAAAAGATGATATGACTTTTGATGAAAAACCAGAAGACGAAGAAGAATCGGATACCGAAGAAAAATCAAAAGGGAGTAATAAACCTATGAGGTATGATGAAAAAATAAAAAATAGACTTTCTAAAGCACCAACAAAACAAATAGAACCTTCTATGGGAGAATTAGGTGAAACTATGAGTCTTTCAGATGCAATCAACAAAAAAGTTGGTATTGAGTATGGAAGTGCAATACAGGACGAATTCAACGAGGATATGGATGAATATACAAGACGTGGTGCTCGTTTTCAAAGAAAACCTAGATTTTATGACGACCCAAGAGAATTAGAAATGTTTGGTGAATCAAAAGTGGATAAAATTATTTCAAAATATTTTGATTTTTCTAAAAAAAGTGAAGTTTCTAAACCAAAACTTAATTTATTAGAAGAAAAAGAAAAAAATCGTTTAAAAGTTATTAATCAAGTAAAAAATTTATCCGAAAATATCAAACAAGAAAGAACCGCTTTAAAATTTTTAGAAAAATATCCTAAATCAAAATTTGTTGGAAAAACTAACAAAGGGAATTTAATATTTGATGATAATTTAATTGAGACAAAAATTACAATTAACGGTACTGTAATATGAGTTATTTAATATACATAAATGGATTAGGGCCTAATTATAGGGGTGAAAACATTTATGAATTTATTTTTACAGATTCTATGGATGAGGTTTGGGGTGAAAACTGGGAGGCAAGACCTGCCAATAGTTATCCTAGTCCACCAGACATAGAACATATTAAAAAAGTTGGGACATTAACACACGAAACTGTAACATTAGAACTTGTACAAAATTCTGATGTTTTTTCGGTTCAAGATTCAATTGATGGTGTTATTGCTTTAGGTTGGGAAAAAGAAGATGAAATAGATTTTTCGTTAGTAAAAAGATTGGTTTTTAAATATGGAGACCAAGAACAAGATGTTAAAGATAAATTATACGAGAGAGACCTCGTATTACAATTTGAAAAAAAAGTAGTGTATGAAAACTAAAAAAAATGTTGAGGTATTATTGGAAAATGGAATTCATTTTAATACAATAATGAATTTAAGTGATAGACAAATAGGTGTTTTAGTTGAAAGATTTTTTAAACCTATGGGTGATGTAGAACAAGCAAAAAAAGATTCTCTGAAAGCTATGAAGGCTTTTATTAAACGACACCTAGGTATTGAAGACCCAGATGGTTTGTCTGATAAAGAAGTATTAGATAAAATCAAAGGGGTTGCTCGTCACGCTAACACAACTAGTTCTAATAGAAGGGTTTATGATTTAGCAAAGGATATGTATAGAATTGCAAAACCATTATTTGAGGGTATCCAAACAACAAGAAAGACTCTTGAAATTCAAAAAGTTGACTCTAGTACTGTTAATCAAATGAAACAAAATAATCAAGGTATGAATGTTAAAAATGGTGAAGTAACACCTAATAAAGATGGTAGTCTTACGGTTACTCGTGAAATAGGTGAAAAATTTGAATCTAAAGCACAACAAGGGTTCTTCTGGGCTAAATGTAATACAAGTAAGGGTGTTAAAAAGAAAAAATGGTGTGAAATGGCAAGAGAGTTTTCTGATGATACATCAAAAAAACAATATAAAGATATGCCAGAAAAAAAACACCCAGAAAAAACTGTTAAAAAACAAACTGATGAAAGTTATGAAAGATTTTTGGAAGAAAGAATATTTGAAATGATTGAAAGACACGTTGAACCGACAATGACAAAACGTGACTTTTTAAAATCAATTCAAGAAAAAAATAATGGTTCGGAAAATTTTATGTTGGAAAATCCAAAAAAAAATAGTATGTTTGCAAAAGATGAAGGTCTAGAGATGAAAAGACCAATTGGTAAACTATATTCAAAAGAAATGAAAGAAAATACAACTGAAAAAGAAAGAACAACAACAAAACCGGGAATTAAAACACCTACAAGAAGAAAAAATCCACACAAGGATCCAGCACCAGGTGTTGAGGAACAACCAAAAGCGGATCAAAAAGAAAAGGAAAGAACAATTACAAAACCTGGTATTAAACCGAAAAAGAAAAATCCACATCGTGACCCAAATCCAGGTGTTGAAGAAAATCCAAAAGCGGAAAATCAAAAAAACCAGTTTATGTCAATAATCTCAACAATATTAAATAACAATTAAAATGGGAAATAGAAATTTAGAAAATTTTATAAGAAAAATCGTAAAAGAAGCGCCAGTTGAAGATTACTTTGATGCTGATTTTCCTGAAAGAATGGACCCAAAAGTAAAATCAAGACTTGAAGATCCAGAAAGTATTTACGCAAAAAATAAGGCTTTTAGGGGTGGTGTTTCAGATGTAGAAAGACTGGGTGCTACAAGATTTAAAGAAATTGTAGGTGCTGTTAGAAATTTTTATGGTGAAGAACGTAATCTTACTTCTCCACAGGTAAAAGCTGAAATTCAAGGTATTCAGATGTCAGCGGTTCGTGAAGTTTTATCTTTAGAACAAAGGCACAGAGAGCCATTAAGAGATTTAGCAGTACAAATTGCCGCAAGTAGTAGAGGTTGGTTACCAATTGGTTTGTCAATTGAAGAGGCAGTTGAAGAAGGTTTGTTACTTAAAAAAAGAGACCAGGGTGGTGTACTATATGAGTTTGATTTTATCAACATATTAACTTTTTTTGGTGAACAAAGAGTTGACCCAAGAATTTTTCAAGAAAAGCCAGCACAAAATGTTAAATTACCAATTCCTCCTAATTTTTCTTTTGATGCTGATGAATTAACACCGGAAGAAACTAAACAACTAGAAATTGAAAAAAGAAATGTAATCAACGCTATGATTATGGGTGGTGCTGCAAGAAATCAATTTTCTTATCACGCATATAAAACACAATTAGATGAGATTAACCCAAGACTTTTTGATTTATACAACAAGATTATGGGTGCAAATGATTTAATGTATTTTACAAATCAAGATTTAATTGATTTATTAGGTGGAAATGCGGCTGGTGCTTCAGGTAAATTACCATCACAATCTCAATCACAACAAGATGATGATGATGAAGATGAGAATGAAAACCAAGATGAAAATGACAATGATACCTATTTTGCTAACGGTTTAATTTTCCCATTTCTTTTATTTGAACTATCTCAATCTTTTAGGTTAATAAAAGCAAGATACCAGTGGAAAGATATGGATCCAGAAATCGCCCGTCAAGTAACGTCTCAAACTGATACTTTACAGAATGAACCAATGAATTTACGTATTGGTGGTGAATTAGACAAAAGAATTGAATCTTTACTTCCAGAAGAACTTACTGAAATGTTTGGTGGTGAAGAGAAAAAGTATATTCCATTTTTTGAACAAATTTTATATAGCATCCCAGCTGAAGAATTTTTAAAAGAAATTATTGCAAATGTGGTTTCTGATAGTGAATCTGATAATGAAAAAGTTAGAAGAAGATTTGAACAGATTTACAAAGATGCAATAAAGTTATATAATAAAGCATATTCAGACGAAGAAGATGACGAAGAAGAAGATGACATCCTTAAAAGTCTAGGTTTATAATTTAAAAAAATGTAATATGGGAATTAAATTATTATTCAAATACGAAGAACCAATTAATTTGGGTGGTGAAAAAGTCTCTGCAATTAGACAAGTACCAAGAGGTGTTAGATTTGTAACCGAAAGAGGTCCATTACTTGTTGAGGCCGAATATAAAGAAATCTGGACTGAAGAAGAATTACACGAATTATTTGTTAATAGGAATTAAAATTATTTATTATTGTCCTAAACCCCCTTTTTTAGTAGCGATATTAGAGAAGGGGTTTTTCTTTTTATAAAAAAAATGAAATTATAGTAATATTACCAAAATTGTAAATATTTATTTAATAAATAAAAAACAAAAAAAAATAAATTATGCCTCTTAATGTAGATTTATTAAATGCTGGGTCAATATTGGTACAAGGAAGTCCAATTGTAAGTCTATACGAGACTGGTTCTGGTCTTTGCTCAACAGTTAGAACTGGAATAGACTCAATTGTTTCTGGTAGTTGTTCAGTAATTACTGGCGGATACTCAAACACAATACTTAGTACCAGTTGTTTATCTGTAATTGGTGGTGGTCGTCTAAATACAACTCAAACTAGATGTTCAACAATTGGTGGTGGATATGATAATGTTGTTGGTGTTATAGGTACTATGAGTGGATGGTATGCTTATAGCTATACAGGTTCTTTAAATATCGGATGGACGGGCCCTTATTCTCCTTCTAGTGCATCAACAATTAACGGAAATAATGTATTACTTTCATTTTATTTTAATGGTGGTTTAGCAAGTATTCAAATAGACTCTGGTGGTTCAGGTTATCAAGATAATGATGTTTTAGTGTTTAATGGTAATATATTTCCAGGTGGAGCTTTAGGGACGGATAATGTTGTTGTAACAATAAATACGGCTAATAGAGGTGCTTTTGGGACTGTTGGTGGTGGTAGAGAAAATACCGCGTCTGGCTGTTATTCAACAGTAAGTGGTGGTTATGAGAATACAGCATCTGGATACGCATCAACAATTTCTGGTGGTTATCAAAACGAAGCTCGTGAATACACATCAACCGTAAGTGGTGGTTATAGAAACTCTGCAATTTGTGATTATTCGACAATTAGTGGTGGTTATGAAAACACAACATTAGGTTATGGGTCAACAATAAGTGGTGGTTATAGAAACACAACAAGTTCTAGTTATTCATTTATTGGTAATGGTAATTATAATACAGTTTTAGGTGCTTTTTCAATAATTAATGGTGGAAATAGCAATACTGTTGATAATGATAATTCATCAATACTTGGTGGGGATAATAATATTGTAACAAATGTTTGTGCACACGTAATAGGTACTGGAATATCAAGTACTGCTGACAACACCTTACACGTAAACTGTTTACACTTTAGTTCAATACCCACTTCAGCAGTTGGATTGGCTCCAGGTACTGTGTGGAATGATTCTGGAACTTTAAAAATTGCATAAATCAAATAAAAAAATAAAAAATGGAAAACGTAGAAAGAAAAGTGTTATTCACTTATGAAGAACCGATTACAATTGGTGAAAATAAAGTAAAAAAAATTAAACAAGTACCTAGAGGTATTAGATTTAAAACTGAAGATGGTCCAGTATTGGTAGAAGTTGAAGCAAAAGAGACTTGGACTGAAGAAGAATTACACGAATTATTAAACAATAAATAAAAAAAAACAAATTATGCCTTTAAATGTAGACTCACTAAATGCCGGAACAATTTCTCAAGAAGGAAGTCCGGTAAAACCTTATAAAGTATATACAGCTTTATTAACTCAAACAGGAACAGATGCTCCAGTTGCTACTGTATTAGAGAATACTATTGGGGATATTTGGTTTACTTATAATGGAGATGGTGATTTTTGGGTTCAAACATCAACTTTAATATTTAACCCTTTAAAAACGATTATATTTTTAGGCGAAACAAATGATGTAGATAATGAATTTAAAAATGAAAGACCTAATGAAAACGGACAAAACGAAATAGGTTTATATACATTTAGTTCTGGTGTTGAATCAAATGATATTCTACAGAAAACATCAATAGAAATAAGAGTATACAATTAATAAACAAAACAAATTTTTATAAAACCCCCATTTTAGAAATAATTTGGGGGTTTTGATATTTATATAGAAATATCTTTATGGCACTAACAAAAGAACAAGTAATGTTAGAATACGTAAGATGTATGAAAGATACACCTTACGCGTTAAGAACTTACCTACAAACATATGATAATACAGTATCAAGATATGTACCTCTGGAGTTATTCCCAGATCAGGTGTCACTTCTTAAAGATTATGAAGATTACGAAGAAAATATCGCTTTAAAATATCGTCAAGCAGGTGTATCAACAGTAACTGCCGCTTGGGTATCAAAAAAACTTGTATTTGCAAAAAAAGAACAACCAGAAAAAATATTGATTATTGCCAACAAACTTGATACGTCAATGGAGATGGCAAATAAAATTAGAGCATTTGTTGACCAATGGCCAAAATGGGTTGGTGCTCAATTTTCACCAGATAAAAACTCACAAAGACACTATAAATTAACAAATGGTTGTGAAGTAAAAGCTGTTGCAACATCACGAGATGCCTTGAGGGGTTATACCCCTACGGTACTTGTATTTGATGAGGCCGCATTTATTGAGGCCGATGGTGATTTCTGGGCGGCTTGTATGGCATCACTATCTACGGGTGGTAAAGTAATTGTTGTATCAACACCAAACGGTTATGACCCAATTTATTATGATGTATATAATCAAGCAACAAAAGGTATTAATAACTTTAAAATCTCTGAAATGTTTTGGTGGAAAGATCCAAGATATTCAAAAGATTTGTTTTTGGTACCAACTGATGATATGGTGGATTATTTGTTAAATAAAGATGAAAAAGACCATTCTGGGAATATTTCATTTGCCGATTCCGACCCATATGAAAGAGATTATGAGAAAATAAAAGAATATTTCTCACAAGGATATAAACCTTGTTCTACTTGGTATGAAAAAATGGTTAAAAAGTTAAAATACGATAAACGTAAAATTAACCAAGAGCTTAACTGTGAATTTCTGGGATCTGGTGACAACGTATTTGAAGCAAAACAATTAGATTATATCAAACAAAATACAATAGAAGACGCCCCAACCAAATTAATGGGAAATTCTTTATGGATGTGGAAAGAACCAGAACAAGGACATAAATACATTATGGGTGTTGACGTATCCCGCGGTGATAGCGAAGATTTTTCATCCATTCAAATTATTGATTTTGATGAGAGAGAACAAGTTTTAGAATATGTTGGAAAAATACCACCAGATGCTTTAGCTGAAATTGCATATAAATGGGGATTAATGTATAACGCATTTTGTGTTGTGGATATTACCGGTGGTATGGGTATTACAACAGTTAGAAAAATGCAAGAACTTGGATATAAGAACTTATATATTGACGGTGTTGATACTATGAATATTTGGGCTGTTAATAAAAGTTCAGCAGATAAAATACCAGGAATTAACTTTAATAATAAACGAGTTCAAATAATCGCAGCGTTTGAGGAATATGTAAGACATAAATTCAAAATTAAAAGTGTTCGGTTATATAATGAAATGAACACATTTGTATATGTCAATGGAAGACCTGACCATCAAAGGGGACAGCATGATGACCTTATTATGGGTATATCAATGGCTATTTACGTTGGTGAATCCTCGTTTTCAAAACTTGAAAAAGTAACTGAAAAAACAAAAGTTATGATTGAGTCCTGGACCGTTTCAGATAATAGTAATATTGGAAAACAATTACATTTTGACCCAGTTTTACCTAGTATACCTGGAATGGTGGATAGATACGGTAGAGAAGTAAACACACCAACCAAGAATGATTATATGACATATTCCTGGTTATTTGGAGGAAGATAATATTTATAAAAATGGGATTAGAAAGAAGAAAAAGGTCTGGAAATTATATTGGTGGTTCAAAACTTATTGTTAATGGACAAGAGATTTATAATATCAAAAAATTCGTACAGACATTTAATAAACAAATTATTACAAAAGAAAGTACAAAACAAGTAATTCCACCCACAACAACTACAACAACCACAATTCCAGTTACAACTTGTTATATAGAAACTCAACTTTTTGATGATATTGTAACACAAGGATTTGATAACTTAATCTGGTGTTAGTTGCAAGTATTTATAAAGATATAAAAATATCTACATTTAAAATATGGCAGAAAATAATAATAAAAATTTAACAATATTTCAAAGGTTATCACAAACTTTTGGTCCAAATGGTTTATTACAACAAGATATACCAACTTACAAATTTGACAAAAAAGAGTTATTAAGAACCACAGATAAACAAGAGTATGAATTTGAAAAACTCCAAGCTCAACAATCGTTATATTTGGCCGGTCAATGGACAAAAATTGAAAATAACCTCTATACTCAAGCTGTTTATTACGAACCAACAAGATTGGCCGCGTTCTATGACTACGAATCAATGGAGTTTACACCAGAAATTTCAACAGCTCTTGACATTTATGCTGAAGAATCAACAACACCAAATCAAGATGGTTATATCTTACAAATTTATTCCGAATCTAAAAGGATTAAAGCAATTCTTGTTGAGTTATTTAACAATACTTTAGATATTAATACAAACTTACAAATGTGGATTAGAAACACTTGTAAATACGGTGATAATTTTGTGTACCTAAAACTAGACCCAGAAAAGGGTATTGTTGGTTGTATGCAATTACCCAATATTGAAATAGAGAGACTAGAGCGTGGTATGGTTGCTAGGTCTGTAAATGCCGAAGTTGACCCAAAACAAAAGGGTTTACGATTCTTTTGGAAGATAAAAGATATGGAATTTAACTCTTGGGAAGTCGCACATTTTAGATTACTTGGTGATGATAGAAAACTTCCTTATGGTACATCAATGTTAGAAAAAGCAAGACGTATTTGGAAACAATTAATGTTGTCCGAAGATGCTATGTTAATATATCGTACATCTAGAGCACCAGAAAGAAGGGTGTTTAAGGTGTTTGTTGGTAATATGGATGATAAGGACGTTGAGCCATATGTACAACGTGTTGCAAACAAATTTAAACGTGACCAGGTGGTTGATAAAAATACGGGAAATGTGGATTTAAGGTTCAACCAAATGGCTGTTGACCAAGATTATTTTATACCAGTTAGAGACCCTGCCGCGGGTAACCCAATTGATACATTACCTGGTGCTCAAAATTTATCAGAAATTGCTGATATTGAGTATATTCAGAAAAAACTTGTAACAGCACTTCGTGTACCAAAAGCTTATTTAGGTTTTGAGGAAGTTGTTGGTGATGGTAAAAGTCTATCATTACAAGATATTCGT